GATAAACTAAGGGCAACCGAATAAATCAGATAGCCGCTTCTCTTTTGAGGCGGCTTTTCTTATGCCTTGATACGTCACTCCTCCCTTATCGTTCGTGATATACGCTTATTGCAGGGGTAAATGCAATGAAGTCGAATGAACCACCTCCTATCGGCTGATTACCGATAAGAAGCCCGTTGACCGCATGCGGGTAAGGAGTGAATCGCGGCGGCCCTCCTGGTGCCGGAGTAAACCAGGATATCAATTAAAGGAGTGGAGCCATATAGCTGCACTTTTTTCATTGGTAGAAAACAAGGGAGGCGGATATGTTTGGGATTTAAAGATGTAGTTATAGCAATCCTTTCACTGGCTGACCTGGACACATTTAAAAAGAACATACAAGAGCAATGGGAAAAAATTAAAGCGATAGTTGCCGATATTCAATCAAGTAATTTAAAGAAGGAACAGGAAAACAGAGAAGTTATGTGGTTATGGAGGAAATGTGGAGGAATATTCTATGGAGCAGAAACAACCGTCTGTGCGGCATCTAGTTATTACAATGCCTCATCCAAAAGCGGAATGGGAAGAATGCGTAAAAGAACACCTGGAGCGGGACAGGCTACGCTGGGAGCGGAAGAAGCGGAATATGAAGAAAGCTAATAAGTTTCCAGAAACGAAAGGGTGAAGAAAACGTGAATAAACAATTATCTATAGGCGACACGATCTTTCATGAAAAATACGGTTCCGGTGAGATCGTTCCATCCGATGACGTTTCCATCAGTGAAATTATGGTTAAATTTGATCGCCAAGATGTAGTTGATAAATATGTTTGTTTTGATGGAATTCAACCGGATGAATTGGTGAAGATGCGCAATCTGCTGATCGACTAACACTTTTGCGATTTACTTATAGTTTGTCGCTTGCAAAGGGTTCGGCTGCTGTCCCCGTAAAACAGCGGCTTTTTTATTGGGAGGGAAAATGCGTCAGTAAATGCAGGTGGGATGCAGACGTATAAACAAGAAAGGGATGAGAACAATGTAACCCATTAAATCGTACAGGACCCTTGTTCCAGAAAGGAGCAAGTGAGGAGGGGAAAAATCATGTAACAGGTTAGAACATATTGTGTTTATACGGTGTTGGAGCACCTTAACAAAAATTCCTACTCGCTTTCAAATGTTTCCTTCGATAAGCAGAGACGCCTTCCTCTGCTCTATCGTTGGCATCCTGAGTCCTTCTCCTGTCACAAAAAGACAGGCGGGAACTGATTGCAGTACCGGCCTATAGGAGACAGTATACCGGTTGAGAGGCGGTTCGGGGTGTGAACGATAGAAAAAAACGCCCTTATTCAGGGCGCTTGTCATTAACTCCAAGATGTTCTTTTAATGCATCTTGAAGGATATGTGAGTAATTCACCTTATGTTCCTGAGCTAAATCATCGAGCCATTTTGGAATCGTAAGCGTCTTTTTTACAGCTTTATTCTCGATATTGCTGCGGAAAGGCGGCATAAAGACTTCAACAAGAATGATTGCCTGTTTAGGAGCCGGTTTAATGTCTTGGAAATGGGAAGGAGAGGGAATATCCTCTTTATCTTGCTCTAAGCCATACAGATGGAGCGCCAGTGCTTCTTTTGACATTTTTACAGCTTCTTCTTCTGTATCGCCACAAGACAAGCAACCAGGTAAGTCCGGGAACGAAATAGAAATACCGTCATCATCGTATTCGAAAATTGCCGGATACCTATACCAATCTTTTTTATTCATATATAAACCTCCTTGGCAGGGGGAGAGGATTACCTCTCAATCCCTGCTTGCTTGAGTATGCTTTTTATTGTTTTTAAAGGCATATCCTTTTTAGGATGAGGAATCGTTAGTATGCCTTTTTTTGATGGATGCCTATACTGATGATGGCTTCCGGCCACCCGTATTAATTCCCATCCATCTTGTTGAACCATTTTGATTAAGTCCCGCGATGAGTATGACTTCATGTTCCCTCCCTCCTTGATTCTATTATAACACGTATAATAATACGTATCAATAGGAGAATGGGGAATTCAAAAGAAAAAATCAGGAGTTGAGAGGTGGCTTAGTTATGTACGACTGTAAAGAATCCATGGAACTCTGCTTTGTTAAATGTCCTTGTTGCGATACTGAATTCTGTCCAAGGTGTGAAGGGATGAAGAAGATGAATAACCCTATCAGAAGTGCGCTACTTGTTCAATTTTATGGCCATCTTGTAGAAGCAAAGAAAGCAGGATTGGATACACATTATGATAGCTTGGCTGATGATGTAGCGGAGGAGATTATCCAGGAGCTACGTTTGCAATACAAACCAGGGGCGGAGATTAATTAATGAGGACTGAGGAAGATGAACATAAAAGTTAAATGGCGTTGGGATACATTTGTTGTAGGGATTGCACTAGGATTAGACAAGCGGTTTAAGAGTGTAGGAACAGTTATGATATGCCTTGGTTTTATGCAGGTGTACTTAGATAGAAAGGTAAAGGTTAAGTAAAGGAAATAACCTCCTTCTGTCGAATAAGTAGGCGGGAGGAGAATGATAAATGAATATATATATTTCTTGTGGTCATTGTCTTAAGGAGCGAATAAGTCTTGAGTTTTACCCTGTAGAAGTTAACGACGAAGGTGTATATGAATTAACCTGTAAAAGCGGTCATAAAACAACCTCCTTTCTACAAAATGCACATTTCGAAATTTTGTTTGAATTAGGGGCAAAAGCTTTTTTAGATGGATATACTAGAGAGGCTATCTCTAGTTTTGCAGCATCATTGGAAAGATTTTATGAATTTTGTATAAGAGCAATAGTAGAACAAAAAGAAATTGACATCAAGGCTTTTGATGATACATGGAAATATGTAGCTTCGCAATCAGAAAGACAACTGGGCGCTTTTTATTTTTGTTACTTAAGTTTTTTTAATGAAGTTCCCGAAAAAATTCCGCAAAAATGGATAGAGCTTCGAAATAACGTAATTCACAAGGGTCATATACCAACCTTAAAAAAGACTGAGGAATACGCGGAGTATCTGTATGGATATATGATGAAAATACTTACAAGAGTAAAAAAAGGGTGTGGACAAAATGTATTTAAGGTTTTAACCAAAAAACAAAAACTATCTAATACAGAAGAGATGAATAGAAATGCGTTTACTATACCAACGGCAATAGATGTTTCGGTAAGGCTTCCTGAATTTAATAAAGATGACTTTAAACAGGCTATGGAGAAAGTTAAAAATAACAAATGGATACAAGCGGTTTCCAAAAGCTAACACAAGTTTAAATTTTTATTTCCGAAAACGAACAACACAAACCATTTATTTACATCGTACAATTCTGGATAAAAATGTAATATGTTAAAGGCAGATGAACAGTATCTTTCACTGCCCGTTATGCATGATTTTATGCAAATCCGAACGAGTAACTAAAAAATGTAAAACCGCGATAAAACGGACATTTTTTGAGTGCATAATGGCTGTTTGGACGAATAAAATTATCGAAAATGGACAAATCCGCGTCGTTATTGGGTTTATACAAGGCTAGAGTTTACCATAATAAATGTTATCGGACGTACAATGTATAGAATATGCAATGAAGATAAGGCCGCTCCTGTGAGCGGTTTTTTGTTTTGGAGGATGACAACAATGGATATACGAAAAATACCAGTAGAGAAAATCAATCCCGCCCCCTATAATCCGCGCATTGACTTACAGCCGGGGGATGAAGAATACGAACGATTGAAACGCTCGATCCGCGAGTTCGGTTATGTGGAGCCGCTTGTCTGGAATGAACGGACAGGAAATCTTGTTGGTGGTCATCAACGGTATAAAATTCTAATGGAGGAACAACCAACGGAATTACTAGTATCCGTTGTGAACATGGATGACACCAAAGAGAAGGCTTTAAACATTGCACTCAATAAAATTGAGGGCGGATGGGACGAAGAAAGGCTTGCCGCACTATTGGAAAGCCTGCAAACCGATATCGATATTGAATTGACTGGATTTAACCAAGAGGAAGCGGAAAAAATCATTGCTGACTTTCAATTCAATGAAGGAGATGCGGATAAAGATTTCAATAGTACCGAAATTGACCTTGATGATTTCTCGGAGGAAAACTTTGAATGCGTATGTCCTAAGTGCGGCTTTATGTTTAACCCGAAAAAAGGTGATCAGTAATGCCCGAATGGTTATGGTCTCTGAAGGATCTGCATGACATACCGAAAAACGGTTTGAAGGTGTTTAGCTGTTTCTCCTGCGGCGGCGGCTCCACAATGGGTTATAAGCTTGCGGGGTATGAAATAATAGGAAATGTCGAGATTGACCCGCAAATGATGAGTCTGTACCGACAGAATCATAACCCGAAACACCCGTTTCTTATGCCGATTCAGGAATTCAAACTCATTCCTGATAATGAGCTGCCTAAAGAGTTGTTCGAACTGGACATTTTGGACGGTTCGCCGCCCTGTAGCGTGTTTTCTACATCGGGCAAACGTGAGGAGAAATGGGGCGCTGCTCATAAATTCCGTGAAGGGCAGGCAATACAACACCTAGACGATTTATTTTTTGATTTCTTGGACGTAGCGGAGAAGTTGAAGCCAAAAGTGATTATAGCGGAGAACGTAAAGGGGCTTATCATTGGCACTGCCAAAGGATTTGTAAAAATGATAAAAGACCACTTTGAAAAAATCGGGTATCAGGTTCAATTGTTCCTATTAAACTCCGCTGCTATGGGCGTTCCACAAAAGCGGGAACGTGTTTTCTTCATTGCATTTCGAAAGGATTTAAGGCTGCCTAAATTGCAATTATCCTTTAACGAGCGTCCTATCCTGTATAAAGAGATTCGGACAGGTAGAGGAAGACCGCTTTCCACCGACTCCCTTACATATCAGCGTTGGTTAAAGAGAAGGCCGAAAGATGATAATTTAGGGGATATTACTAGCAGAATAGAGGGAAAGGTAAAAAGTTTCAATTCAATACTGGTGAAGGATAACAAGGTATTGAATACTATCGCCAGCTCATCGTGTTTTATACGTTATGATGAGCCCTATTTCATTAGTGATGAAGATATCATACGGAGCCAAACATTCCCGCAGGATTATAATTTCTTAAATGCGGATGTGCAATATGTATGCGGCATGTCTGTACCGCCTGTTATGATGAGGAAAATTTCATCAGAAGTATATAAACAGTGGTTTACTCGAATTCAGTAGAGCGAATCGCTGTTTTTTGTTGGCATGAAAAAAGGAGAGTGCAGCGAACACTCTCCCATTCTACACCAGGCAACCCCGGCGAGAGATAGCGGCGACTGCGGCCGCAGATTTCGGTAAACCCGCTATCTCGCTTTTCATTTTAACGGAAAGCTGGGGTTGCCACAATGACACAATTCGATAACGACGAAAAAGACTTGCTTTTACAGCATCAAATAGAAATCGCGGAAGGCATCTTAGAATCAAAAGCCAAGTACCGCAAAGTTGTCCAGGCCAGCATTGCAGGGTGGGTTAAGGATTTCCAAAACGGTCATATCAAATTCAACACGGTAGACGATTTAAGGAAGCTTATCGAGTTGGATTTGAAGCTGCAAGCGGATGAATAGTTTATACATTTGATTATTCACGGAGGTGGTGATGATGTAACGTGTCTGGACAGGAAAAGAACAATCGAGAAGCTGCTCTTTCTCTCTATCTTGCCCAGGACGGAAATATAACACCGACCGAAATTGCGAGGCAGTTGGGTGAGAAACCCACCACCGTCCGTTCGTGGAAAAAGCGGGACGATTGGGAAGGAGCGTTGCAGAATCAGCGTTGCAACGCAGGGGAAAAACGTTGCAACGCTGACAAGACAAAGAAGAAGCGTGGCGCACAGCCCGGCAATAAAAATGCACTAAACAATCAGGGCGGTGCTCCGCTTAACAATCAAAATGCCCGCGGTAAGGGTGAGAACAAAAGGGGGAACCGTAATGCAGTGAAAACAGGTGAATTTATGTCCTTCTCCCGCGATTTGATGGATGAAGAAGAATTGCAGTTTTTCGATGGAATGTCTACATGTCCGCACGATCATGCGACGGAAGAGCTGCGTATTCTCTCCATGCGGGAACGATGGATGCTACAGGAACTGAAACGACTTAAAGCAGGACTGACACATAAAGAAAAGCGCACGCTTCAAGAACTGATTGAGCGAAAAGAAAAGATGCCGTATATCGATAAGAATAGCGGCAAACGTGTGATGCTCAATGTCACACATAAAGACATGGTGACCACTGAAGTGAGGGAAGTGGAGAAATCTAAGCTTGATCAGGTCGTACAGATGAGCGATGCGCTTACCCGTGTCCAGGATAAAAAGCTGAAGCTTGTTAAAATGATGATGGACAAGGAAAAAGAGGAACAGCAACTAGCTATTGCAAGAGAACGGCTGGAATTGGAACGTTATAAAGTCATGGGGCCGGATGATGATGGCGATTTCGAAGATGGAGAGGATGACGAATGGTAATTAAACTCGCAAAAGAACACATCCGCAAAATCAAGAAACGTTATAAGAACAACCCGGCTAAAATCGACGAATTAAAAGAGATATTCGCTGACTTCGAACAGTTCTGTTATAAGTTCCTTAAAATCAAGACTAAAGATGGGAAAATTAAACCTCTTATCTTGAATGAAGCTCAAAAGCAATATGCGGAAGAGGTTTTCCAGCAGATTAAAAACGGGAAAACTGTTCGCGTGATTATTTTAAAAGCCCGTCAGATGGGCTTTTCTACTGTGACAGAGGCAATTATTTATTACCTCACATCACTTCAAGAGGCTAAAAACTCTTTTATCGTTGCACAGGACTCCGATGCGACTGGCAACTTATACGATATGTTCAAGTTGTATTATGAAAAGGTGCCAGAGTCTATTCAACCAATGACGCAACGTAATAACGCGAAGATATTGACGTTCGAAAATCCAAGTAAAAAGAAGCTAGAAAAAAGACGGAATCCCGGATTAAATTCAAAAATCACGGTTCAATCCGCTGAAAAAAAGGTCTTGGCTCGTTCTGGAACCATTCATTACCTTCATGCCTCTGAGGTTGCTTTCTGGCCACCTTCTAAAAAGAAAGTTCATCTCAATTCCTTGTTATCAGCTTTATCAAAAGAAGCTGGAACGCTTGGTGTATTAGAATCCACCGCTAACGGAATGGATGAATTTAAGAAGTATTGGGATGATGCGGTAGAAGGCCGCAACGACTTCACTCCGATGTTCTTCCCTTGGTTCCGTATGCCGGACTACCGCAAGCCGGTACTGCCCGGATTCGAACTAACAGAAGAAGAGAAGGAGCTTAAGCAACGCTATAACTTGGATGATGAGCAGATTCAATGGCGTCGCTTCACAATCCGAAATGACTGTAACGGTGATCCCCGCCTGTTCCGTCAGGAGTACCCCTCCGTACCGGAAGAGGCTTTCTTGCTGTCGGGAGAAGGTATCTTCGACAATGAGTACATCCAACGGCTTATGGACGCTATAAAGGTATTAGGCGAGTTATACGAAGTAGATCACATTAAGAAGACGGTCATTAAGGCTTCAAATGGTGAGCTGCGTATCTTCAGGAAGCCGGAGGAGGGGAAACGATACGTTATCGGCGCTGATACCGCGAAAGGGAAATCCGATGGTGACTGGGATGTAGCCTATGTCATCGAAGAGCGAAGCGGCGAAATGTGCGCCGTTATTCGTGGCAAATGGGATACCGACCTATACGGTAAGAAACTGGACGTATTGGGCCGCTATTACAATACCGCGCTACTGGCGGTCGAGAATAACAACACCGGAAACTCGGTGCTTAATACATTGTTCAATACTTGCAAGTACCCTCTTCTGTATCTATGGAAGAAAGGTGACTTGGGATGGAATACAAATACCGCCACAAGGCCGGTAATGATTAGTGACTTTAAAGAGGCTATTCGTGATCAGCTTTTTGCTATTTACTGCCGCGCTCTTTATAAAGAGTGCTTAACATTTATTGATAAAAATGGTAAACCGCAGGCGGATGATGGATGCACTGATGACTGCATCATGGCTTACTCTATCGCGTTACAAGTGCGACAAGTAGCCACGAAATGGTTTGAATGGTATGAGAAGAAGCAAAAACAACGCAAAGAACAAGAAGAAGATGACGGAGTGGGGTGGATATAAATGAGTGAGGCTACAGCAGGCGCCGACGCGCAATGGATACCTATTCGAATTGAAAAAGCGGAGGTTCCGGCTAGTGCAAGACTTCCAGATACTTTTGCTGGTTCGTACAGTACGCATAACTTAATTGAATTTCCGAAAGGCGGTTCCCCTTCCAGTTGTAAAGCAATCGTAAAAGAAAGCAATATCATCCCTCAATGCATTGATGCTTATAAAAGAAACATCGCTGGTTATGGTATTGCGCTTGAATATCTTCCAGGCGAAAGCGATGAAACAGCATTATCGGAATGGGAAGCGGCAGAAAAATTCCTTTCTACTGCAAACCTAGAGACTTCAACTGAAAAAATCATTGAGGAGCTTATCGACGACTTAGAACATTGCGGGAATGCATATCTTGAAGTTGTGCGGGGCGGTGAATTCCCTGCTTTATATCGTCTTCCACCTGAAAATATTCGCTGCACCCCGGAATTAGATCGCATTGAAGTGAAATATAACCGGCTAATAAAGGGAAAAGTAGAGACTTTTACTCAAAAATCCTATGTTAGAAAGTATGCAGAGAAGCGAAATAGCAGTATTACGTGGTTCAAGCCGTTTGGAACTAAAGGTGACTGTACAGAAATCATCCACCTACGTATAGGAAATGGCGGGGCATATGGTGAACCCCGCTGGTTCGGTAATACTCCAGGTGTACTTGGCAGCCGAAAAGCAGAAGAACTGAATTTAGGCTATTTCTCTAATGGACGCATGATCACCATGATTCTATCAGTAATAAACGGAAGACTTACCAAAAAGTCAATTGAGCTATTAGCACAAGCAAGAGGACAAGAATCACAAGGCGGCATCCTTTACTTACAAGTAGAGGGCGGCGATATAGGCGGTCCGGTTGATGAGCAAAAGGAAAAATCGCAAATCAAGCTAGACAAACTCAACGATTTATTACAAACGGACGCACTTTTTTTAGAGTATGGCAAGACAAAAAGGGAAGAGATTCTTTCCGCTTTCCGCCTCCCGCCTATTCTAGTAGGTATGTCACAGGATTATAGCCGAGCGACCGCTGATGCTGCGCTTCGATTTGCGGAAGAACAGGTGTTTCAACCTTATCGAAATTGGCTCATGGATGAAATTTTTAATAAGCGATTATTCCCAGCGCTTAATATCTTCCGGATTAAAGCAACCCTTCGTGGTCCGAAGCTTGTTGAGCCGGACGAAAGAAAAGGACTCCTTGAATTCCTAGCTGAAAGCGGCATTCTTTTAGTGGGTGACCTTATTCCGTTGGCGGAAGAAGTATTAGGAACAACCGTAAACGAATCAAAATTCGAACCAGGTTATCTTGATACACCTATTGCTCAATTGCTAAATCAACAGCCTTCAATTCCTTCTGGTGTTGATATGCAAGAGAAAGTTGCTGCTATTGCCAAAAGCCTACTACGAAAAAGCGAGGCGGAGGCGGGCATCCATGTGTAAGGCTTGCTGGGTGCAAATCATCAAGGCTGATGTAGACGAATTTCTTGATAGCTTGGACCTCACCAACGCAGAACGAGCGGTTCTTGAAGAGCTATATAACCAGGGAGAAGAACACATTACCGAAATTCTTGAGTTACAGGGGAACGAGCTACACGAAACCATACAGGAATTAAGCGAGGGAACACTTGTAGATGCAGAGGAATTGTTCAAGATTTTACTTTCTGTCCAAGCTGGCGAACTGTTTCAGGAGAAGTTTGAACAAGCGGTTTATGATGCATTCATGCCGCTGTTTCATCTGGCTGGAGAAACCGAACTTGCCGCCCATAATCCAGATAAAACATGGTCCGTCAAAAACAAAGCTGCTGCACGCTACGCATTGAAGCTTCAGGCATTGGTACCAGCTATGAACGAAACTACAACTAATATAATGCTTCGTTCCTTTCAGAAAGCCATTAAAGAGGGTAAGACACCCTCAGAGCGGGCGCAGCTGGTGCAAGAGGTAAGCGCCCAAGCAGCCGCCGGAAAAGCCGGACCATTTACGATGGAACGCGCTATGAGGGTATCCCGTACAATGTCCACTGCCGCCGCAAATGGTGGGAAGTTGGAAGGTTGGAAGCAATCAGAGGTAGTCACCGGCAAGAAGTGGCGCTCTGCGAATCAAAAACGCACCCGCAAAACGCATAAGAAAGCAAACGGTCAGGTGAAACCATTAGACGAACCATTCGAGGTCGGGAAAGATAAGCTGATGCATCCAGGAGACCCGACTGGAAGTGCAAAAGAAATTGTGAATTGCCGCTGCACAATGCATGCAGTGATGGCTTAAATCTTCCAATTTTTTCACGTCCAATAATCTATATTATGTCGACTAGAACCCGAATCGCTGTATTTCGCCGTATTCCGGTGTTTTCTTTGATTATCACGTTTTGGACTATCTAAAAAAGTCCACGTAAGGAGGACAACCGCATATGAATGAGCCAAAAACACGAACTCTTAAATGCTCGTGTTTTCTTCGTTTTTCTAGATTTTTGCGAAAGGAGGTGAAATAGATGGGATACAAGCTAAAAGATGCGAAAATCTCGCATATCTCCCTTGTAGATAAGGGTGCAAACGGTGTTCCTTTTTCCATTATAAAAAGTGCTGAGGAAAACACTATCCAAAAACAAATTCGAATTTCCAAAATCGAAGAAGAAAAACGAATTGTAAAAGGTGTTGTTTATCAGCCGAATGTAGAGGATGCACACGGCGACCAAATGGATGAAGAGGAAATAGAAAAAGCTGCTCTTCTTTTCATGGAGAATCAGAACACCTACAACATTGATAAACAGCATAACCTTGAAGCAAATAAGGGCTTTGTCTTTGAATCCTATATTGCACCTTGTGAAATAACGCTAGGCGATCAGGTAATTGCAAAAGGCTCCTGGGTAGCTGGTGTGAAAGTAACTGATGATGAGACATGGGAAGATATCAAAAAGGGTGAAATTACCGGCTTTTCTATGTTTGGTGTAGGTAAGCGCGAAGAAATCAAGGAAGACGAAACAGTTTCTAAAGGTTTACTGACCACTATTCGAAAAGAATTAGGTGAATTTGCTACGAAGATTCTTAAAGGTGCGGTAGCTGATAAGTACAACAAAAACAGGAAAAACCGCGAATTTTGGGCCGCGCAGGATGCTTTAAACTCTGTTTTGTTTAACTGGGACTCATGGGAAAGCGGAATAGAGACAGACCCGGAAAAAATCCGTGAAGCATTACAAGATTTCGTCGATATCGCTCAAGATGTTCTTGTTCAAGAAGATATTGTGAAAGCAATAGGCAAGCCGTCTGAAGCTATCGTGAAGGCTGGAAAGAAATTATCAGCGGGCAATTTAAAACATGTACAAGACGCAGTGGCGTCGCTCACAGAATTAATAAATAACGTGACTCCTAAAGAAGAGGGGTCGAAGGGGGAAGAAGATTTGAACGCTGAAGATATTGCAAAAGCAGTGGCGGCCGCTATGGCTCCAATTTCTAAACAAGTAGAAAACCTTGCCGCCGATATGGAAGAGCTGAAAAAAGGAGAAGGCTTATCAGGGCAGGCAAGTAACAACAACGAGCCAGAGGCAACGCTAGAACAAACCGCCCTAACTGAAGCTATCACAAAAGCGCTTGAGCCGGTTACAAAGCAAATGGAGACTCTTAGCAACGATGTAATGCTACTAAAGAATAGTCGCGGGGATAGCGGTAGAGGGCCATCAGATGGAACGATTGCTAAAAGCAATTCACCAAGTTACATTCAATTGATGAGTGGAGGTCAATAATATGACAGCAAATAGCAGCTTAATTTCTAAAGAACAGCAGCTCGCAAGTATCCGAAAGTCCGTCAACTTAGTTATGCCAAAGAAAGAAGCAGAGGCTTTTCTCGTTGATACCTTAAAGATGGCATCAACACTTCCGAAATTGCGTGCAAAATATACAGATGTTCCTAGCAGTAAAATTCCAAAATTGAAAGTAAAGTCGCGTCAAATCCGCGAACATACAGGGGATGAGCAACCAACCGGAACCGGTAGCATCGATACTCCGCAGGTACCATATTCAGTAAGAAAAGTCTATTGGGATGAATGGATTAAAGATGATGATGTATGGTACAACAATACTGCCCGTGGTGATGATGTCGAAACCAAAACTATCGACCTTGTCCAGGGGCAATTTAGCGTTGATATACAAGATTTGCTTTTCAATGGTGATGCAGACGCCAAGCTTGCTGATGGCACAACGCCAGATCCGTTTCTATCTATCTTAGATGGCTTTGTGAAGAAAATGAAAGCATCCACTATTAAAACGGCACTGGGGGCGGCTGAGCCGACTATTGATGATTTCGTAAATCATGTTTTGCTACTGGATGAAAAATATCTAAATATGACAGACCTAACGTGGATTATGAATCGCCGCACATATCAAAAACTGGTCGCCCTTGTACAAAAGCGCCCGACTACGTTGGGTGATGTAACCCTAGTGAATGGGAAATTGACAGAAATCGCTGGTTATCCAATTGAAGTTGTACAGTCCTTGCAAAGTGGATTTGTTGCATTAACTCCACTAAGCAACTTGGTTCCAGTATTCACTCGTGATTTGCGCTACAAACGTACAGCAGATGGGGCAACGGCAGCTATTAAGGATTCAACATACCATATCCTGTTTGCTTATGCTGATGCGGTCGTTTTGGAGCTTGAAGCAGTCGCTTGGATGAGCGGCGACAAGTTATAAGGAGGTATTTTTTATGCCAAAACTCCAATATAAACACGAGAAAGGCGCCCTTCATATTGGTGGAGGGCGTATTTTCTTTCCCAAAACACCGCTTGAAGTAACGGAAGAAGAAAAGGACGATCTTCTCTCTCGCTTCCCTGACGAATTGGAGGAAGTGGGAGAAGAAAAAACAAACAAGCGTAACCGCAAGAATCCGAAAGAAGAGGAAAAGGTCGATGCTGACGCCGGAACTACTGAAAAATCGTAGCCGCGTAAGCACTGTACAAGGAGCGGGAGAAGATTTATTACAGCAATACATTGATGATGCCCAAACAAGGATCGAACTGTTTCTTCCCGTTCCCTTTCCCCAGACGGTCGATAGACAAATGCTGTTAGCTTGGGTGAAGTTGGCGGAAGGATTAGCCCTGCAAGACGATGAGGCACACCTTGCCGCCGTTGCCCGTGGCTACACAGCGGAGAATGACGGGGCATGGAGCTACACCCGACAAGCGGTAGAAGGAAAGACAACAGGAAATCCGGACGTCGATAATATCCTCCGTCTCTGGCTTAAGAAACAGTCACCCACAGACGGAAATATTCAGGCGATGGTGCTATGAAGCATCATTTTAATACGCCCATCTCTGTTATCCGCGTAACAGGCCAAAAGGACAGCAATGGTATTTTTGCGAAACGTAAGCCTAAAACTATCGGACAATACCTCTGTCATATCATCAAAACGGAAACGAGTGAAAAGCTGGACGAAAAGCCGATCATCTTTGTCATTAAAAAGGTGATCGGCCTTCCAAAAGCGGCGGATATTGTACGAGGTGATGAAATTTCATTACTCGACCATAGATATCTGGTTATTGATGTTGTTCCGCGTCGGTATTGGAAAGAAATTCGTGTCACTTGCGAGGTGAAAGGCAGTGAGCATTCATGATTTTGATGGACTCGCTCGCAAGTTTGAACAAATAAGCAACGGAGCCATAGAAAGAATTCTCCGTAACATCGCGGAAGTCGTAGGGGAAACGTTGCTTAATCATGTTATTGATGAGATCGACAATCAGGGATTAATTGATACCGGTACCCTATGGAACTCCTTTACCCGTGGGGGTGCAGATAACATATGGATATGGGACGTTGACCGAAACGCGATTACGTTGGAAGTCGGCTCTAATCTTCCATATGCTCGCTACCTCAACGATGGATATACCATCAGCAAGCGGCACTTCGTTCCTGGTTATTGGAGTGGGGGCTCCTTTGTTTATGACCCATCCGCTAAAACGGGTTTTATGGCCCGTCCACGCTCTTTTATCGGTCGGCAGTACTTTGACATTGCCGTACAGCAATTAGAAGGCGGCATGAACGCTTTAATCATGAGACAGCTTGAGAGAGAAATCGGGAGGTTATTCGCATGATCGATATCGGAAAAAACGTATGGGGTGAAACCATTCAACGTATTTATCCAGACCTCTTTATTTTTGATGACCAAGCGACATGGAATAGCGGTCAATTCGTTCGGCCTAGTGTCTTTGTCGAAACTGATCTTGTATCGGAGAAGACACACACGCCGCAATCTATCCGTATTATCGAAGACGTAGGGCTTGTTTTTCACTACGATTTCGAGCGGATATCCCAGGAAGACAAAGGGGAACCGATACCATTCGACTTGTACCCTTTCTTCCTGTATTTACGCCAGAATCGCTATTGTATAGCGTCTCAGCGTTTTAAAACGATGTTAGTCGTTGAACCGCCCCGAACACGGGAGAAAAGCGACCAAATGGAAATTACATTCCGTTATTCCTATCTCCTACATGTTCCGAAGCGGACCGTCACAGACGACGGCAAAGAAATCATGAAAATAAATGACTTCTATGTCGAAGCCAATGGGCAGGAGGTGAAAGCATGAGTGAAAAGCGCGTAAGAAAGCCGGTTGCTACAGCGGCACAACCTGACCTGAACAAACGAACAAAAAAAGAATGGATTGAGAGCGCAAGCCCAGTGTTTAATGTAGAACGCTTTGAAATGGCTGGCGCTCTTTTTGATTGCCAAGACGGGGATGAACTTTCCCAGAAGGAAGTAAAACAAAAGCTGGATGCCTACTTGCACCCGGATAAGAAGAAGGAGGAGGAACAAACGAATGTCGATTCAACGAGTTAGAGCAGGCGCCTATGTAGAACTGCAGGCCAAAGCAAAAGCGCGAGTTATTCCCACTACAGGCCGCGTCCTGGTTCCGTATCAAGCGGAATGGGGCAAGCCGAATTTTGCGGTAGATATGGCGGATACATCTGAGCGCTTGAAAGAAACGGGATTGCTGGTCGATGTGGTTGAATTAGCTGCGGAGAATGGCGCTACCGTTATGGGATACCGTGTAACCAATGAGCAGGAGAAAGCGGCAGCTCATACTGTTACAGATAGCTATGCCATTGAGGCAAGGTATCCAGGTAAGCGCGGGGAAGATTTCGAATACATGATCCGCCCGAGCTTAGTAGATGCCACAAAGAAAGAAATCGTGGTCCGTGATACGAAAATGATTTACGACACGGAAACCTATCTAGTGGCGGATAAGCAAGAGGCGGAAGACAAGTTAAAGAAATCGAATATGGTCCGTTTTAAGGGTATTGGTGATGGTGAGCTGGCGGATATCGCTTATACCAAATTAGCTGGAGCGGTAACCGGAACGGGAGCAATTACGGCTGGTGAATGGAGCCGTATTTTTAACCGCATAGACGGCCTTGAATTCGATGTATTCTATCTACCTTCCACTGATCCCGCCGTACAAGCGGCGTGCAAGCAATGGTTGCTAGACAGGCGCACAAAGGCCCGTAAGCTGGCACAGTTAGTCATTGCGGGAGATGCGGCAATGGATGATGATATCGAAGCGCATAACACACGTTCCCGCGCTATGAATGCCCGTTTCATTATCAATAGTTCCATTGCTGGAACACATACCAACGGAAAAGAGTACAATTCCGTACAATGGGCGGCATGGGTGGCGGGCCTCGTAGCGGGTACACCAGCCAATAAATCCTTTACAGGGGTAAAAGTACCGCTGACGCTTGCAAAGATAGACTGGAGCCATAGTGAAGTCATGAAGGGGTTGGCTGAAGGAACGTTAATGGCAACCCGTGATGGCTACGACTACATTATCGAGTCTGCGGTCAACACTTTATCCACGCTTGGAGCGGGTGAGCGAGAGGATTTCGGTAAAATCCGCGTATCGATGACCATTGACCAAATCCTGAATGATATCTACTCCGCAGGAAAAAGATATCGAGCACAGTTGGATAATGACAAGGATGGCCGTGCTATCTTCATCGGTGCGGTGGTCGAATACCTCAAAATCCGCGCCCAACAAAAAGCAATTACGGATGATTATAAATTTGAGGAACATCCAGTGAAACAAAGTGACTTTGATTTTGCTTATTTCAAACTTTTGGCGAAGCCGCTGGATGCTATCGAGGCATTCTATATTGATTGGGAGGTGGCCTAGTAGATGGAACGCGAACTCATAGGCCGGAATTTATCCGTACAGGACGATAACGGCGATCCGATTCAGACGATTAAAGAAATTGAGGTTATCCTGAAGCCGGAGAACTTGGATATTATCCGGGCGCGGCGCATGGCAAAAACAAAGCAGCTTGTTGGTTACGAAATTCCAGTAAAGATGGTGATGTCTAAGCTGGAATCACGGCTGCGGTACCGCCTGTTAGACCTATTTAAGCAAGGAAAAACCATGTTCCTCCCCCGTGTCACTGGCTCATTAGAAGATATGATAACGGGCAATACCGAGCGTGTACTTATTACCGGTATTCATATTCACGGTGACATTGATATCATTGTGGCCAAGATTGATGAAAACAAAGGCATTGATATCACGCTAGAAGGTACGGCTACAGACTTCGATTTTGTAGAGAAATTCCCTGATTACATGGCATAGGAGGGCGTACAGCCCTCTTTTTTGCTGCTTTAAACAATAAAAATCTAAAAATATCAGATTTTAAACTGCACATTTTTACAAATTGCGAAAAATAGTAAAAATATCGGGTTTTAAAACGAACATTTTTATAAATTACGAAAAACAGTAAAAACATCAGGTTTTAAACCAAACATTTTTATAAATTTCCAAACGACTATACATTCCAAGGAGGAAAAAAGAATGAGCGACAAATTGCAAAAGTACCTAGAGAAAGCAAAAGGCGGCCGCCGCGACGATATTATCAAGGTGAAGGCAGACGGTGATGAATGGTCTGTACGTCGTTTGACAACGATGGAAGTGCGCCGCTCGATTGAGTTGGCAGTAAATGAAGACGGCTCCGCTAAAGACACATACAATGAAATCGACATTATGATCGTAAAAGCAACCGAACACGAATTTGATTGGAACAACGCGGAGTTATTGAAGGCATATAACTGCGTGGAGAAATTTGAGCTTCCGCCGCGTGTGTTGGATAATCCGGAAGACTATGCTGCACTAAGCAAAGCGGTTCGTAACTTCACAGACACGAAAGAAGCGCTTATCAAAGAGGGAAAGAACTCATCCGCCGCGACGGAGAAGCAAGCTGGATAGCTTTCATATGGGTTAACCGTCATCGACTGCCGGAGGAGATACTTGAATACGAAGTAGACCAGGAACGGCAGAAGTTTTTCTGCATAGCGGCTGAAATGATCGCAGAAGAAGATATGAAACGAGCGATGCGGACATGACAGGTAGCTTGCAGCTACATCGCAGCATTGATATAATGAATGCAAGTACTAGTCAATGAATATACTAAAAAAGACCGCCTGGTGCTACCAACACCAAACGGTCCTGTACAATAGACGTTCCCTAAGGGGGCGGCTCAGGTTTTATCTAAGAAATAGATCGGTACCGTGGTGGGGGCGGTCTATTTCTTTTTTGTCAAAAGAAGTGTCACAATGGCTACGATTACACCAACAAATGTTAGCGTGTATATGCCAAAGTTTAATGCAAGATTTGCTGCATCGTATGACACCATGTTCTCACCCCCTTCCATCAAGAGGATGGATAGTGCAGGAGTGAGCCGCCCCCGGAGCCTCGTCTATGTACAAGGAAGATTATAACACACAAGCACCCTTGAATGAGGGTGCTTTTTATTATGTTCAAGACGTGAAAAACGGAAATAAAAATAGAAGCAAAGCAAAAGGCGCATTCCTTTGAATACGCCTTTACTTCAATGCATCAGATGTGGCACAACCATAAAATATGAAAAACATCAGTGTAAAGAATATAAGATTCATAATACATTTAAAAAACGAAGGATACTTTGATGTGTCCATTCTTTTTATCCATGCAATCGGATGAAAAACTATCATCATTGCACAAGAAACAGCAGCTAATCCGCTAACAAGTGCTATTGCCCCAAAAAGTATAATATAACCAGTCATTTTAGCTACCCCCTAGCTAAATCATAAGGCAGGTGAGAAAAAATAACAACGACTTCTGTAACAGTACCCTTTGAGGCTAGAGACTTAATATCAGGTAGTCTTAAAAGAATAAGTTCCATGTTAAGGGGGACAACGAGCGACCTAAACGCTTTTCGTCGTGCATCTGAAGATATGCATGACAACTTTGTTTCTGGAAGTAGGCGAGCAAGAGACGCCGCACAAGATTTCGGTAGAGAGGTTGATGCTGCTAGAGACGATGTTCGAGGATTAGCAAATGAACAGGTGGATGACCTGTTTACCCATGCAAGAAGCGGCGCGGAGGATTTTCGCTCTACAGTCAGTCGTGCCGAATCAGAGGTCAAAGGGTTAAGTGATGCCCGTGTTCATCTTCAAGCACGAGATGATGTTAGTCCTGTACTCGATGGTATTTCGTCAAAGCTGGCTGTTATAGCCGCAACCGCCGGTAGTCTTGTTCTTGGGGGAGGCATCAAAGATTCATTGTTTGGTGGGATTACTGAATATACCCATGAAGCAGCACGAAGCGCCCCTTATCTTTCTTCTACTGACAGAAAAAGCGCATTAACAAGAGCGGATGATCTATATGGAAAAGGCTATTTTGAATCTAGGCCCGAGGCAGCCAAGCAAGTAGCAGATGTCGCACCACTGGTAAGGGACAAATCGCAAATCGGTGATTTTGTGGAATCATCTGCAAAAATGAAATATCTCATGCCTGATTCGAGTTGGGAAGAGATTAATCGTTCTTTAGGTCAAGCCACCAATGTATTCAAAGAAACGCCGCAGCAAGTAACGGATTCCATGATGTATACGTACAAACAAGTAGGTGACAGACAGCAGGACCTGTTTGATTCGTACTGGGAATACGTACTCTACTTCAATAAAGCGGGTACTAATTCCGCTCAAATGGCTAACTTCTTGGTTAAGAGTGTTCAAGAAGGAAGCTTTAACTTCGATAAGCCTGCGGACTTTTTTAAGGAGACATTTGGAGTTAAGGCCCTAGATGCTGGTGACATGGCTAAGTATTTCGAGCTCCGCGGATCAAGTAAGGATGTAGCGGAGAAACAAGCGAATGATTTTACCTCTGATATAAATTCTGGTGATGAACAAAAGGCTAAAGGGGCGATTATGGCACTAGTAGCCGACTTAGCAAGTCAAACGCCTGCGGAGTTAAAAGCATCCCTCGTGCAGCTTGGTTCTGCTACAGGGCAAGACAATGGCGATGCTATCATGAAAACATATAAGGTCCCCTTTGAAAAGCCACCAGATGATATCAATGGAACAACAGATCGTATGGTCCAAGCTCAAAAGGACGCCGATCCCATGCAGGAAATGATTGAGGCTAGAAGACAAATGGATAAGTTGATGCAAGGGATTGGACAGGGCATGATTGCTGATTTGTTACCTGTCATGCAAGAATTCAATCAACTGCTTGTCACAAATAAAGATGAAATTCAATCTTTATTTAGTACTTTTACTGGTCTTATTAAAGGAGCAACAGGGATTTATAAGGAGCATTTCGCTGTAATAAACTACCTTATAATCGGTCTTGTGAGCGCATTTGCTATCAAAAAAGGAGTGGACCTTTTAAAAGGAGGTATCAAATTCGGAAAAGACATGCTCGACATAGGCAAGAGCGCTTTTTCCACCGTCGGCAAAGGTGCAAGTACTGTAAAAGGCTGGTTCACTCGTTCGAAAGATGAAGAAACGGCACCAGAAAAGAAAAAGTTCACACTAAGAGGGAATCAGGGAAGCCGAGGGGATGACCGTATACGTGCCCTTTCCTCTATGACGGTGAATGCTACCCGCGTATATGTTAACGGGCCAGTTTCCGGCGGCGGTGGCGGCATGGATACAGGAGATCGAGGAAGAAGAAAACCCAGCAAGGGCGGACGTGGAATAAACGCCAGGGATGAATTGACCAGACGGAAGAAGGATAATGAAGACCATAGCCCACCGCGCCGCACAAAAACCGTTTCCCGTGATAAAGCAAACGATGTGATCGAACAACACCGCCCACCGAAGCCGCCAGATCCACCGAAAAGAAGTATTGGCAAAGGACTACTTAGGGGCGCAGGTGTTGCGGGGGCTGTTGCTGGTGTTGGAATAGGAGCCTATGAATTATATCAATCGGCAAAAGATGGTGGATTGAGACGAGCAGCTTCAACCAGCGGTGGTTCTGTCGTAGGTGGTCTTGCTGGTACAGCAGTTGGCGGGACTATTGGTTCTCTTGCGGGTCCGCTTGGTACCGCTGCAGGGGCCGCAGTCGGTAACTATATCGGTGATAAGCTCGGTAGTCTAGCAGATAGCAGCGGAGTGACCGCAAAAGTGGTGGATGCTGTTGTTTCCCTAAAGGATACACTTGGTTCATGGAAAAACAAAGCAGCTAACTTTATAAGTGGTAAAAAAGAGGAGCCCACACAAAACGCAGTAGCAGGACCGCCAGCTCCTAAACCATTACCGCCGCTCACTCTTCCTACCTTCACACCACAAGCCAAGCAGAAAATGCAGGAGATGTTTACGTCCTTTAAGACTTCGATGAAACAAAAAGGCATCGAGATGGATTTCTCTCCTATCCAAAAAGCCGGGGCAAAGGTAAAAGATACCTTCAGCAATATGAAACAGAGCGTCGTTGGATGGTGGAAAGGAGACAGCGCCAAGAAAGCACAAGGGGACCTGCACGCGGTTGGCTCTGCTACCCAAAACGCAGCTGGACAGACAAAGAATCTAGGGGCATTTGCAAATCGAAGCACGGCAGAAATTGCTCAAGGTTCTAAGCAAGCGGGACAAAGCTTTGCAGGCGTGAGTGCAGCGGCGGGTACCGCAGCGGGGCAGACAAAGAGTCATTTGGAAACCTTAAGAAATATATCAAGTCAAGGAAGTAGTTGGGGAAGCAATTTGATTTCGATGTTAGCGGCCGGCATTCAAAGTAAATTCCCACTCTTGTCCTCTGTTGTAACTACTACGGCAGGGATTATTAAAAAGAATCTTGGATTTAGTTCCCCGACAAAGGAAGGTCCGGCCAGTAAATCGGATAAATGGGCACCGAACTTCATTTCTATGTTTGCGAGCGGATTGAAAGCTGATCCTATCAAACAAAAAATGAATCTGATTGCGGGTACCATGAACCGTAAGCTCCATAATCGCGCCTCTATTGATGTGATGCAGCGGGCAGGTAACGGAATTCGGGTGGCGCGGTCGCTAAATCAAGCACCACGAGCTGCGGGCTCCGTTAGTATTCAAAATATCACCCTAGACTTTGGCGAGATGGCAAAGCAGGTCACAGACTTCGCGGAATTCGCTAAGATGCTGAGCGGACCACAAGGCCGCGCATTGATTCGTAAGATTTTGGGTGAGGAGCTGCATAAAGCAATCGAGAATGGAGGGTAAAATATGCTGGCACTAGCCCAGGGCAATAACCGCTTTACCTTTCCTATCACACCGCCAGAGATACAAATACAATCCGGTAATGAAGTTGAAACATTTACCGTAATTACAGGCGATGAACGTACAGGCAAACCCGTTTCCAAAGCGAGACGGGTTTCTTTTACGGCCATTTTCCCGCGTTTCTGGCAAGAGATATGGGAGAAGGGAACCGAAACGATTAAATATCAGTCACCTGAACAAGCGTTGAAGTTGCTGGAACAATGGAAGGCAAAGCCCGTTGTTGTGATTTTCGATGCGTTGTTTAGTCAAACGATGCTAATGGAAGGATTCGAACCCACCTATAAGGACGGGCAGGCAAACCTTCATATCAGCTTTTCTTTTGTAGAACATAAGCCGGTTAAAATTATTTCTTATTCGAATACAAAGCAACTCTTAAAGCCGGGGGTTATTATTACCAAGTCTTCTAAGAGTAGGCCCAATACAACGAGTAAAGAGTCAAAAAAGGATAAGAAGAAAAGCGATAAAAAGAAAGATAAAGATAAGGGTAAAGACAAAGGTAAGGGCAATAAAAAGGGTGATAAGAAGAAGGAAGAGAGCAAAGTCGGCGCGTTTAACTACAGCGCACAACGGAATCGAATCTCTACCACGAATAATCGTGCAAAGGGGAAATAATCTATGAAAGATTTCGCGGTCGTTTATGGAAAACAAAATGTACGTCATATTCTCACGGATGCGATTGTGGACCTGTCCTGGTCCTCCCATCGAGAAGAGATTACCCGCAGTATGACGGTACGGCTGCGGAACGCACCGCCCATTCAGGTAGCCGGAATGCTCATGTGTTTTGGGAAACGGTCAAAAGAACAACTTTTGCATTATCAAAACCAATTCTTTCACGGTCCGATCATCAGCTTTGAAGAAAATGAGTTTACGCATGAATGGGAGCTGGAAGCGCGGGAGATTGGGTGGTATCTGGCTAAGAACAAGGGCACCCGGCCTTACCTGAAGGGGCCAGCAGGTTCAGAGCTGCAGACGTACATTAAGAGTACAGGCATTGATTTTCGTTGCCCGGACCTTGGTTTCTCCATCGATGAGCGGTACGGGACGATGGCGCATTCTGATATCGTTCTCGATGTGCTGCAGAAAGCCTATGAGCATACCGGTTACCGCTTTTATCTCGAGTACATTCGAAAAGACCAAAGCTTTTATATTGTTGTTGCTCGTGAAGGAAGAAATACAATCGTGCCAGTATTCATTCAAAACCAAATGGAAGAAAGCAGTCGCGGGGCTTCCATCGAAGACACCTACACAGTTGTAACAGCGCAAAAATGGAAGGATGACAAGATAGTTTCCTCCGTCACAAAGGCCAATACTGGAGCGATTACTAACCTGGGACGGATGGAGGAAATTATCGAGGTGGAGGAAAAAGAGAACCCGACCACCATTGCCACACAGAAGCTTGTGGAGTTATCGAATCCAAAGCTTATAAAGAAAATCACGGTAAAACATGAGGACCATACGCTATGCGGCTTACGTGCCGGATGGCTTGTTTTGATTCAGGAGGAAAAATACAAATCCAAATGGGTGATTGTAAGTGAACAGACAACCTTTAGCAACGGCATCTACACGGTACAACTGGAACTAGAAAGGCGGGAATAAGGTGTTACGTGAAGCGCTGAACCTTTGGAAAGAGAAAACAGCCAGTCACATCGATGCTAGGGATACTGAGCGGGCGACGCTGCTTAGTTGGCCAGATAAACCAAAGATACAGGTGGATGGCGACCCCACACCCTATGAACACGACAAGCTCATCTTTGCGGAGTACCTACAGGACCGGAAAGTCGAGGCATATTTTGAGATTGGGCAATACATGGAGGGCGAAGAAGCCAAAGGAAGCGTGACAGGCGTCCTGACAAACGGCGTAGAGTACGAGAGCGGCGCACCCTATGAACAAGTACCCCGTTCCTCTTTGCAAGGTACCATCGTCATTCCTAGCCCGCTGAAGGTGGGTGACCGCCTGATCGTCTCTCGAACAACCGGACAACGATATTATGTGCATGGAAAGGATGTGGGGCTAGATGGCGGATGAATCGATTTCCTTGTTTCCTGAGATAAATCTTAGTGATATGGAAGAAATCGAACTATACGAAGATACCCCTTCAGAAGACAAATGGACCTACATGATCGACTTTCGCAATCGATGCGCGGTAGTCGATGAAGACGGCCGCCCACGTAAGACGGAAACCTATGCCGAATTCCTGATGCAGACAGCGATGAAAATACTCAATACCGAACGTTTTCAATATGTGGTATACAGTGCGGATATCGGCGTCGAAAAATCAGAATGGTCTGGATGGGAAGACGTTGAAATTAAGCGAGATATGGAAGAGGCCTTAACCGCACACCCGGAAATTGAGCGAGCCGAGGTGCTTTCTATGGAACGAGACGCCCATGAGGTACATGTAAAAATTCATTTGGTCGGCCTTGCTGGTACAGCAGAGGTAGAGGAGGCAATCGGACTATGAAACTGACGGACTTGCCCAAGCTTCCTTATATGCCTATTTTGGAAGAAACGCCGGAGGACATTTACCAACGTTGGGTAAACCGAGCGATTGAATTGGCGAAAGAAAAGGGGCTCCCTCCTCCGCCAACGGGTGAAGGGGAATATTTCTATGATTTATGGTACCCGATTGCTCAAGAATACGCAGAGCAACAAGAATTATGGACGTATGGCTTTATTCAGGCATTTCCGATATGGGCCGATGGTGAATTCCTAGAAGCGCATGGCTGGGCGGATGGGCTACTTAGAAAGGAAGGCGAGGACGACGATACATTCCGGCTTCGTCTTTTGGACCGTGCTTTTATCGAAGAAGGAAGCGGACGCCGTAAGGATTACGAGCTATGGGCCAAAGAAGTTCCAGGCGTAGGTGGTGTGATTGCGGTCGAGAAAGAACGACATGACAATTCTATCGATCTTTATCTTACCGACATGAACGGAAATCCGGTAACACCTGAATTTGCGGAGCAGGTGAAAAATTTAATGTGGGAAGATAAACGGATTGCGGGGCATGATTTAGCCACCTATCCCGCTCCTGTCTTTGTGTTACGAATTGAGGCAGCAATCGAAACAACTGGGGATCGGGCTGTTCTAGCGGAGCAAATCAAAAAGCGCGTCCTTGCCTACGCAGAAGGCCGGACGAAACTGGTTTACAATTACGTTGCTGCACTCCTGGTTTTCGATATCGGAGAAAATTACTCCAATTTTACGATGAACGGAGAAACCAAGGATATCGAAATACCGCCTATATCAATCCTGCAGGTTGAGGTGGCCTTACTATGATTCCTTTGCGATATCGGGAAGTACTGCCGCCTTATTGGTATGAAATTGACATGGCGGAGCGTCATTTCTCTGTGATGGAAGAGGCAATGAACGGACGCGAGAAAATTACGAATGAGCTGCGAGATCAATTCATCCTCCAACGGGCCACCTATGCGCTAGATATGTGGGAATGGATATACTTCCGCAAGGTGCAATCCGGTAGTTTTGCGGAGCGAAGAGAAGCCATCCGAAAAAAGCGGTGGGCAAAGCGTCCATTTAAGCTACCTGTCCTTCGGCTGATAGGAAGCCAGTGCGGAAAGTTGCTTAATGTGAGAGAGGATTTTCTCGCAAAAGAGATTTATTTTGAATACGACATAGCCGACGAAACCGTTGACTTGATGCGACTTCATCGAGATTTTGAGTACATTCGCCCGGTGCATGTAAAACCGTCAGTTCCAAACCTACACGGGAAAGAACGCATCGAAATCGTCGATACAGTTACTTGCAATCTTAGACGGTATCATCAGGTTCATGAATTTCGTGTTGGTATGACACCAATGAAATACCAAAATGAGGAGGTCCTATGAGTGGATCAGGCATATCTTGAACGAGCAGCTCATGATTTATATACCCGCGCCTCCACCGTCGTTCTCAACGGGGAGAGGACTATTCCGATTCAACAAGTACAACAAACAGAGAATCAGGTCATCATTCAAACGACAGGGATACACAACATTAAACAAATTACCTCCATTCGGCTACTGGATGAACAAGGCGGCTTAATTACAGAACGGAAAGTCAATATCCCTGTACTAGACGAACAGACCTTGCTATTCACGTTTCAATTTGAAGTAAAAGGAGGCACGACAAGTGGCGTTTGAACCTAAGTTTGATTGGACATTTAATACCCCTGTAACGGAGACAGATATTCTCCGTTGGGAACACGGTATCTATGACGCGCACCTTTTACTAAGTGAACACACCGCAGCCATTGCCGCCCTTCAAATCGATGTGAAATCAGTAAAAGACGCATTGTTCAACAACTTCACGGATAACATCTTCACCGAGAACTTGGACACGTTGAACGATGTTTTGGTCATCAGCGGTTGGTATGACGAGGTAAATAAAAGGCTGGTGGTATAGATGGCATATCACTGGGATAAGTATTCTGTCGTTCAACAAAAAACAGAAATACCTCAACAGAAGTACACAACAAGTACTTTGCCGTACATTCAGCAGATGTATACCGACTATACGTATGATGCAGCGAACAATAAATATTATGGATCTGGAGAAAATGTTTCGGGGATATATGAGAACGATCCGGTTGGATATTTTGCGTTCTATACTTATGTTTCTACGCTATACAAAGCGACAAAAGTCAACAGCAATACAGTAGAGGTTTGGATTGTCACTACATCTACAAAACCAGCCAAAGGTTCGCTCATCCAATCAAACATCGTAGCTGTAGACGGCACATACCCTGTGGACGGAGTGCATACGGATGGATACTGGTACGTCAAAAAGGGAATCGTAAACCAATCGCCAACACTGACACTTTCTACTCAAAATAATCACGCATTATTCGAAGGAAGCGTCCTACCGATTACTGGTAACGCATCAGATGCCGACAACGGTGATGTATTAACC